ATACACCGTCTTCTGCTGCTGAGTCATTTGTCGTTAGGTGGCGCAACTGGTCTTTATCTTTTGCTAAAAAGGCAACTAATCTTTCGCCCCAATGCTTCCAGCTCTCTCCCAATGGAGGAGGAAGTGCTCTCATCGTCTACCCCCTGGTCTTGCCTCAATTCTCATGACACCTGAGCGCCAGTTATCGTTCCCTGCCCCCTCTATCCTTAACCTTACCTGTCTGCCTGTAAATCTTAAAGATGTAGGATTTCCTGTGGAATATGGTCCGTATGTACGCTCGGTATCATTAGGATGAAATCTCGTCTTAAATGTGACATTAACTTCGCCCTGTGTCCTCTCATCTGGGATAAGACTAGACACCTTCATTACACCATCGCCATTGCCAAGACTAATAGGCCCTGACTCTGCAAAAGGTGTGTCTGTGCCGTGTACACTTCCTAACTCATGGTTGTATAGATTGCCATCTGAGTCAGCCCAGATAGGCGTACTAAATACACCTCTATCTACACACGCTGTTCTGTCCATAGTTCCAAATGACCAAACACCCTCTTTATAATCAAGCGAGACATATTTGTCGTTTTCAATAGAGCCACCAGAAGGGTAGAACCACCAAATCTCGCCATGTTGAGTGTTATTCACCGCATAGACTTTGCTAATTTGGTTGTAGTTGATGTCTTCAAATACATAATCCAAGACCTCGCACCTAATCTCTTTTGCCACCGAGCCATCAAACGTAAAGAAACCCTTATGCCCCATCCAGAAAGCACCCTCATCAATAGCCACTAATGCCTTACGTGATGCCACACCACAAGCGGTTCCAACCCTCTCAAATCCATAGACAAAGGGAGGGCCTGAATATGTGGCTATGTGAGCATCGTTATCTGTCAGGATAAGTGTGCGACCCCTCATAGGTACGCCACACATAATGCGACCTGTTGTCTGCAATTCCATATCACCAGCCTCGTTTGTTGAGCTTGGTGTCCAGGATGTATTATCTTCTCGATCTGACCACTGAACCTTTCTAGGATTTCCACCTGCCCCAAGAGCAAATACAAACCTCTCTTCAGTCACAAGCATTGATTTATTGCCTGTTGGTGAGTTAGTTAGTGTTGTTGGTAATGTCGCTGTGTCTAATGTCCATTCGTATATCTTGCCGTCTGATGTTGAACAAGCAAGTAAGTTCTCACCCCATGAGTCTAACGCCCAGGTAGTCGCCTCATCATAGACACCAGTAAACGGTCTTTTTGTACCATAGAAGCCTGTGCCATAGAATGTACCACTATAGGCAACATTTGTTGTAGCATCTTCATCCCCTACAGTCAATCCTGTGGGAGTGATGTCACTCACGGTACTAGATTCAGTCATTGCGTATAACTTGTCATACGTTCCAGACGCGATATGCGAGTCAGCACTATTATCAGCCCAAGTAATAATTCCTCTTGGTGGCGCTGAAAATGCTGATGATTTCCTTGTCACCCATCCACCCACAGGGCGTAATGAGCCATCTTGCCATCTAACAAGATTAGTGTCTCTCCATCTGTTTGATGACTCAAATTCTGTTCCGTTTCTGTGAACGCCTGGTGGTAGTTGTAGTGGTATTAAACTCATGCTGCTATTGTTGTCCAGGTGTCTGAACTTTCTGCTATTAAGCTCCACGACTCAGAACCCTCTGCAACCGATTCCCACTTCTCTCTGCCTGATGCGGTGGTGCTTGAATTTACTGAGGAACTACCACTGAGTTGTCTAACCCTGTTGCACGTTGCCACTATAGATGACACAGAAGGTAATTCAGCGCCAGAGGTGAAGATAACAATAGAATTAGCACCAATCGTAGATGTTGCAGAAGATGTGCCGTCTGATTCTCTTACTCTTTGGCTATCGCCAACTAATGAACTATTAGATGACATTGTGCCACCTGAGTTTCTAGTTCTAGCACCAACACAAGATGTAGATGAGGTTGAAGATATACTAGCTGATGCGCTAACTACAGTCACACCTACCGTAACGATAGATGAATCGCCCATTACTATCGCACCTGACTCTCTTACTCTTTGACTATCTGCCGAAGCAGAACTCGTCATCGTTACTGGTACGACACCCTCTTCTAAATCAGCCGTTGAGTATGCTGCCTGACCGTATTTGTAAGCACCGTATAACATATTAGTCTAGAGTAATATCTAAGTCTCCGTTTGGCACCCTGAATACATCACCTGAATCAATCGTCTTGGATGTTGTTAGTGCTGCGTAAGCCATTAAGTTTCCTGATGAAGACGCGTCAAACACTCCAACGTGTGTCACCGTACCCCAAGAGGCTCCTGCTGTTGGAAATTCAACTGCTGCGTTATTTGAAGTAGTATTGCCTGCTGTAGTGAATGCTACCGTTTGACGAACATAACCTGTGCCTGACACCTCTGTGCCACCACCTGTCTCACCTGGTGCTGCTGTATATAAGGCCATGTATAAGGTTGATGGCGCTGTGTAAGCAGAACCTGCAAATACATGGTCTAGTATCTCTGTTTCTAAAAAGTTTGTAAATGACATTATCCTTGCCCTCTTATCTTAAGTGTTAAGCCTGATCCGCTATATTTAGCTTTTTCAGACGCTTCGTTTAACCTTGCAACTGCTGCTGAATACATTTGCCCCCACACGGTGACTCTTTCATCTTCAGCTAGATACGGTGCAGAGTGTAATAGCACTCCATAGAGGTAAACATCTGGTGCCTCTGTCAAAAGCCAGTTAGTTGTATTACTATCACTTAACGCGCCTACTTTTGCGTAGTAAAGTAATTCCGTGTTTGTTGTAGCTGATGGTGTTGGGTAGAGTTGAAATTGACCATCTGCGTGAGTGTAGTATCTTGGCGTTCCTGTGGCATTTTCCCTGCCTGCACGCTTGTCCTCCATAGCCTTTCTTGAGATTAAATCAAGTGGCGATGTGCCATTATCGGTTATGTGGAATCTGATAGTCTCTAGCCAGTCACTAGGTAGCTGTGAATATTCATCACCAGCACTCTGTTGACCACTAGAACGTGTTTCCATCTTCCAATGACGAATGTCTCTGTTAATTTGAGCTTCTGCTAATGCTATGAAGTTTTCAATAGCAGAGGATAGATCGTCTCTGTTAAGAAAGTCTGATGTTGCTGATTTGAGTGTAGCAAAAGTGTTTATCGCCATTTGTTTCCCTTCGTAAAAAAAAAGATTATCTTTCTTTTCCGTTCTTCTACGTTTAGGCCTGTTATATAAGGTCCTAAATTTAAGGGTCGAGCGGTTATTGCGTTTCTATTATTTTACCACGTAAGTCAATGATTTTACGTGAAATTTTTTTATTTGTCGATATAAACATACTCATCTCAAAACTTCCATCCATTAACAAAAATATCTCTCTCTTTTGCTCTTCTACTAACCAGTCCTTTGATGATCTTACCATTTGCCTTGACAAATCCTATCTTAGGGTCGAAGGCCTCTTTTAAGAACGTCTTTCTATCGCCCTTATTTAAGGCTTTTAAGGCTTTTGATTTACCAAACGCCCCCTTACCAACATTGTAGATTAAAGACACAAGTGCGGCCCTTTCACCTTCGTTCAGATCAGCCTTTACCAGTCTCTCTACGTCTTTGTTTGCATCTATTAGTTTGTCAGTTAATACCCTGGCCGCCTCTTTCTCTGTGTCTTGAGCAAGTAGCCCCGACTTGGTGCCGTAGCCCTTTGCCTTGTGTCCTATATCGTTATATTCTTTGACCTTGGCGTTGCCTACCCTTAGTGGGTCGTTCTCCATAGTCTTAACAAACTCTAATAAATCGTTGCTAGGCTTCCAGGTCTTAATGTTATCCACCAGGCCACCTTTAAGCTCTTCCGTTTTCTTTTCTTCGCCAGGTGCCAGTAAACCACCAGCAGGGATTGCTACTTTGGCGTTGTTTTTAACAGGTGTCTGACCTAGTACACCATCATCTGCTTTATTGATTTTCATTTTAGGACTGAAATCAGAATTTATAGGGCGTATATCTTCAGGTTTAACTTCTATCTCTTTACCTTTAAACTTGCTCTTTTGTATTGCACCCTTCTTAATAAACACAGGGATAACCAAATTTTTATCTTTGCCTACCATTTGCCCTATTTTTGGCAATGTTTTATTAGTAAAATCATGAAATCTTGTGCCATACTTACTAGCATATTGTTTTGATGGTGTTAAGTGTATGTTTTCACCAATCTGTATGCCACCTTTACCCACCTTAAACCCTTCTTCGTTTATCTTTTTTAAACCATGCTCAGTAGTTCCATGATAATAAATAGTGTCAGTATCAAAACCCATTTCCTGCGCCCTAGACAACCGACTTGTTTCATCCATTGCTACTTTGGCGTTGTTTTTAACAGGTGTCTGACTTGGTACACCATCGTCTGCTTTGGTCTTAACCTCAATAACTTCTTTTTTATTTGTTTTAGGCGTGTCTATGTTTTTAAGTAAACCTTTATCTTCTAACCCTCTAAGAATCTTATCGTCAATGATTCCACCCTTAGCACTCA